GCTACAACGGCACGACTTTCGACTTTATCGACGGCGCGAAATCTGAGGTGCGGTCTGTCAACTCCGTGGCACCAACTGCAGCGGGCAATGTGGTACTGACCCCGGCAGACATCGGCGCACTCTCCACCACGCAGATCACGCAGCTTGCCGAGGCTGGCAAGGTGCCGGAACTCAACGCGCTGGGCCAGATCTCTACAACGCAGTTGCAGATTGCAACCACCGCGCAACTCGGGATCCTGAGCATTGACCCGCTTGCGACTAACGGCCTTTTCATCTCGGGCGCCGGCGCTGCCAAAATCATTCCCGGCACGTCCACCGTAGTGGGTGGCGTCAAATCCTCGGCATCCATCGAAATCGCGGAAGATGGCACCGCAACCGTGGCGAGCGCAGGCACCTACTAAGTCATGGCATTCCCGATTATCCCACGGAAACGAAGCGGGAGTGCTGGTAATCCGACCAGCCTCCAGCTTGGTGAGTTGGCAGTTAACACATTGGACGGCGAGTTGTATTTGGGCGGTGATGGCGGCGTGATGCTGCTTAATGGTCCGGTGGCTGCTGGCACGATCCCGACCATTTTCAACGGCAACAACTCAGCCACCACTTTTGCGCCGATTAGTGGCTACACCAGCACGAACGCGAGCGCGTACCTGGTGAGCGTGGGCGGGTTGGACCAACGTCCGACCATCGACTACACCATCACTGCGGCCAACGGTGGCTCCATCGTGTTTGCAACAGCTCCCGCGCTCAACGCTGCAATCAGTATTCGGGCGATTCAGTCCGGCGAAGGTGGCGGAACTGGAACCGGCACAGTCACAAGCATCACCGCAGGTGAGGGGCTCGCTGGTGGCACGATCACCGAAAGCGGGACGATCTCGCTGGCGGCTGTCACCACGGCACAATCTGAGGTTGGCAGTTCTACGTTGGTGCCGGTGATTTCGATTAATGACAAAGGCCAGGTTACCTCGTTGACCACCGCAGCTATCAGCGGTGGCGGAGCGCCTTTAGCGACCACCGCACCTGCTGCACTGGCAACCACCGCAGTGGTGGGGCTTTCGTCCGCTGCTGCTCGTGCAGATCACCAGCACATTTTCCCGAGTGCCGCTGACGTGGGCGCCTTGGGGGCCACTGCATCCGCTGGCGGGGACCTCACAGGCAACTACCCAACCCCTACGCTGGCAGCGATTACCACCGCGCAGAGCAACGTGGGCGGCGAACTGGTGATCCCGGTGATCTCCACCGACGCCAAAGGCCGCGTCACCTCGCTGACCACCGTGGCATGTCCGGCGTTGACGACATCTCAGATCGCGGGACTCTCCACCACGGCGCCCGCTGACCTAGTATCGTCTGCGCAGGTTGGAGTCAGCAGCTTTGCGGCTCGTGCAGACCACGCGCACCTTTTCCCGACTCCGGCTCAAATCGGCGCAATCTCCACAACGCAGATCGGCCTAGCAAACGGCATTTGCCCGCTGGGTGCAGACGCCAGGGTAGCGTCCGCCTACCTGCCGAGCTACGTTGACGACATCATCGAGGTGGCAAACTTTGCGGCACTCCCGAACCCCGGCGAGACTGGCAAAATCTACATCACCCTTGACACCAATTTGACCTACCGATGGAGCGGAAGTGCCTACGTTGAGGTGTCATCTGGACCCAGTCCCGCGAACACTTTGCCACTGGCAAACGGCACAGCAGCAATCGGGACCTCACTGCTTTACGCACGGCAAGACCACGTCCACCCGGCTGGATCTGGACAGCTTGGGTTTTCGGTTTCTGCCGACAAAGTTGCGGCTGCGACTCTGGCACTGACTGACGCGCAGACCATTTGCCCCATCAACGTCGCAACCGACGTGGCGTTGACGATTCCGCTGGATAGCGCTGTGGCGTTCCCGGTGGGCACGCAGATCAACGTGATCCAGCGCGGCCTTGGGCGCACGACGTTTACGCCAACCTCTGGCGTGACGCTGTTGACGCCAGGCAACCAAGTTTCTAGTTCGGGCCGGTACACGAGCAACCTCCTGACAAAGCTGGCGACGAACACTTGGCACGCAGACGGCGGTTTCTCGACGATTGTGGATACCAGTTACCCGCTGGTTTCCGCGCTGTTGCATTTCAACAATTTCAATTCGTCGCAGCCGTTTTTTGACAATGGACCCAGCTCGCTTTCGTTCTTTGCGAACAACGCCAACCCAGTTCTGACGACGACTGATTACAAATTTGGAACGTCGTCAGTCTCCTTTCCTGGCACAACTGGCAGTTATATCCGGTGCAACACTGGCGCGCCGTTTGCGTTCGGTACTGGCGATTTTACCATTGAGTTTTGGATCAACCGCACCAACAACGGCTGCTACATTTTTGGCAACACCACCACGTCAATCGCAACGTGCTATATTTGCTCAGTTACTGTTGGCAATGCCGTTAATTTTTCAGCGGCAAACGGAACAAGTTCGGTAACAACGACCGGCACCATTACCGCTGGAACTTGGACGCACGTCGCAATCACACGATCAGGGAATGTTTTCAGGATCTTCCTAAACGGTACGCTCGACGTGACAAGCGGGACTTTGACTCCCAACTACTCGACAGAGTCAGTCTTTGCCATCGGGAACGCTGGCACCATTGCTGTTCAAGGGCTGAACGGCAAAATTGACGAGTTCCGCGTTACAAAGGGGCTCGCTCGTTACACCACATCATTTACGCCCGCAACCGCGGAATTCCCAAACTCTTAAACCATGCCACTCAATACACCAAATCTCGCGGGCGATGTTAGTGGCGGCGTGTATGACACGACGGTCACAAGGCTCCAAAACCAAAACGTCGCAGCAACGGCACCAACCAGCGGGCAGACGCTTGTGTGGTCTGGCACGGCTTGGACGCCAGCAACGCCGAGTAGCGGCGGCGGCGGTGGAGCCAACGGGCTGACTTACTACCTCAACCAGGGCACGAACGCCGACGCGCCGACCACCAACCTGCCAGGCACTCCCAAACAGCTCGGGCGCAGTGCAGACGCGACACAATCGACCGCAGCGAGTGGCACGCTGACGCCGGAAACGTGGACGCAGTTTGCCGGATTTGTCACCGAGTCCACGCCGCAAGATCCGGGCTCAACTGACATCCCGGCAGGCCTGTGGGACGTAAACTGCTGGCTCTTGGGGGTGGCTGACAACAACCACAGCAACAGTGTGCGCGCTAAGGTTTTCAAATACGACGGAAGCACAGCCCCTACGCTGCTTGCGACATCTGCGGCGGTGACGATTGGGACGACTGCCGCCCTAGTTGGATTTGAGGTGCTGGTGCCCGAAACCGCGATGCTGGTCACAGATCGCATTTTTGTGACATTGGAGGCGTACGCCACACACAACAACCACAGCGTGACGGGGCAGTTTGGCGGCAACACGCCATCGCATGTTCACACGTCCCTCGGGCTTGTGGCAGGTAGTGGGCTCTGGAAGAACGTAGCGGGCGTGCTGCAATCGCCTGCGAGCCTGCTGGTGGATGCAGACGTTGACGCGGCTGCGGCTATTGCATCGAGTAAACTTGCCACTGTGCAGGTTGCTCAAGGCGGGACTGGTGCAACCACGCTTACTGGCGTGCTCAAAGGCAACGGCACCGGGGCAGTAACCGCCTCGGAGCAGTTGGCGATTGCTGACGGTGGCACTAATGCAGCCAATGCCCAAGCTGCCATTTCAAATCTGGGTATTGGGATGCGGATGGTAGAGGCGCAGACCACTGCCAATATTACGGGCACCATGAACACTGGCGTGTCTCCAAACACGTTTACTGTGACGGCTACAGGGGTGTTTGCGACAGATAGTTACACTCCAGCGCTCGGTGACATCATTGCGTTTGCGCTACAGACCACAACAACACAAAATGGGTTTTGGCAAGTCACAACTGTTGGAGCAGTTGGTGTTTCTGCCGTATTTACTCGCCCATCCTGGTACACGGGCGTTGTCAAAAATTCGATGTACATGACCCGTTTTGGGTCAGCCCAAAACGGATTTGTTCAAACATTTGTAGGACCGACTGGAACAGGAAACACTGAAATCACTGTTGGGACCACCAACATTACCATGGTTCGCGTTAATCTAAGGGCGTCGCCTGCGAGCCTTGGCACAAACTTGTTTACTGGGTACCAAACCTTTCGGGCAAATGGTGCTGGCGTTAATTCAGTTCCGTTTTTCTTTCAAGCGGGAGCAGCATTGATGACGATCCCGCAGGCGCATGCCGTTGAGTGGGACAACGTTAATCAATACGTCACTACGGGCGCAGTGTTTACCGGCGCAATTGCTGGCGGAGGAACAACACTTAACGTCACCGCAGTTTCAAGCGGCGTAATCCAAGTGGGCATGCTGCTCACTGGCACAGGAGTCACCGCAGGCACTACGATCACGGCACTTGGCACCGGCACGGGCGGCACGGGCACATACACGGTTTCGGCAGCGCAGACCGTAGCGTCCACGACGATCACTGGACAGACCCGCTGCATCGTGGGCACGTTCATTAATGGCGCTGCCGGTGGCACTGGTGCCGTTCCTGCCACTGCTACATCGGTGGGGCGTCCGGGGCAGATGGCGTTTGACGCGACTGGGCTGTACATTTGCACGGCAAACAACACTTGGCGCAAAGCAACTCTTGCTACCTTCTAAATGACCCAACTGCTCGACCTCATAGCCCAACAGGCAGCCGCACAGGGGCTCTCCATGGCTCTTACGCTGGCCGCAGTCTGGCACCTGCACGGCAAGATTCGAGAGTGCGAAGCTGACCGCAAAGCGCTTTGGGAACGACTTTTCCAACACACCGAAAATCATGAAACAGACTCTGAAAAACTACGTTAGACAGCCTTCGACCTGGCTCGGACTGGCAAAGATGGGTGCAGCCCTCGGGCTTTACTCCACCGGAGTCGGTAACACGACCATGGACGCCATCCTTGGGATTTTTGGCGTCATCGACGTCATCCGCAACGAGCGAGGACAGAAGCCTCTTCTATGACCGTCCTGCCTGTTCCCGTAATTCCTGACCTTCAGGCGCGCTACTTGGGCGCGACTCCTCCCGCTGGGCTGCAAATTCTGGCGGCCGTAAAGCGCGTGCTCCCGCCTGCGGGGATGGACGGCGTCGGACTACCGCCTGACAAAATCAGCCCTTACAGCGGCATTTATGACGCGCAGGGGCGCCTTCCGCGCGTGCCGGGTGCTGGCATTACGTTTCTGGCCCGCGTGTAACGCATGGCAAACATCACCCGGAGCTGGAAGCGATTCTTGGCGGTCGGGTGTTCACACGGGCACCACGCCGACCAAGCACTCCTAAAAAAGGTGCTCGCGTTCAAGGCACGCTGGAAGCCGCACACCACGATCCACCTGGGCGACGCAATCGACCTAGCGTGTTTGCGTGCAGGTGCAGCCGGAACCGCTGACGACGCAGTGGATCCCGAGTCTGACCTACAGGACGGGCTGGCGTTTTTGCACCAGTTGGCGCCGCAGCTCTATTTCTTGGGAAACCACGAGGCCCGCCTAAATACGCTGATGGAATCACCGCGTGCCATTGTGGCCGCACTGGCGGGCCGTGTGATGGGGCAGATCACCGACCAGGCTAAACGGATGCGGTGCGAGGTGGTTGACTACAATTTCCAGAACGGCTGGAGGCAGATTGGGGACTGCCTGCTTGGCCATGGGTATATGATAAATGAGAATTCCGTGAGGGATCACGCAGAAGCCGTGTGCGGCGGCAGTGCTACCAAGGTTGTGATCGCTCACTTACACAGGGTACAGCAGGCAGAGGGACGCAACAGGGCGCACCCTACGGGGTATTGTGTGGGCTGGCTGGGGGATAAGAATGCCATGGGATACGCAGCCAACCGGAGAGCGACGACCTCTTGGAGCCGTGGATTTGCTTGGGGCGAGTATTGCGACTCCGAAACTGTTGTCTGGCTGGCAAAAGAGACCAAAGCCGGGGACTTTAAGTTGCCCATATGAAAAATACGCTACTGGAACTACTCAAAGCCGAACTGGTGGGCGAACATCCGCCGGTGGGCTGGTATACGCTGGTCGAATTAATGGAAAAACTGGGCGTGAAACGCGGGATTGTACAGGGGCTCGTGGCGCGTAAAAAATACGACTGCAAAAAGTATCGGACCTGCACCAAGGACGGTAAGGTGATTTTGGCAAACCACTATTACACTGGAAAACTATGACCACCGACGAAAAACAAGTTTACCTTGAGCGCATAGCCGCTTGCTTGGGCGAGCATTTTGACTGCGTGCAGGTGCTGGCACACGACAGCGACACGGACACCTATCAGACTTTCGAGGCTGGATCTGGATCCTTGTACGCTCGCATGTACCAGGCAATGCGCTGGTCCGAGCACCCGACAGAATGTGAACTAACCGAGGACGAAGACGATGAATCTTAGCGCACGCGGAATTGAAGCCATTATCCGCTGGGAAACCGGCGGCGAGTCGTATTACGATCCAAACCCAGAATGGCCCGGTGGCGAATCTGGTATCACCATCGGAGTGGGCTGGGACCTCGGGCACACGCACGCGGGTGAAACAACACGCGCCTGGCGTGGCCGAGTTAATGACGCTGCCCTAGCGCTGCTCGTGTCCGTCAGCACGCACAAAGGCGCCGCGGCACAGCAGCGACTGCCACATGTGCGCCACATTGGGATCCCATGGGCCGCGGCACTTGAGGTGTTTCAGGAAGTGACAATTCCTACATGGTATCTCAGGACGCTCAGGATCTACCCGCAGGCTGAAGGGTTGCCGGGCGATTGTGCCGCAGCGCTGGTTAGCCTGGTGTTCAACCGTGGTGCGTCACTAACCGGCGAGCGTAGAACCGAAATGGCGCGCATTCAGGAACTACTCCGCGCCGGTGACGTTGCAGGGATTCCAGCGCAACTGCGAGCCATGACTAGGCTGTGGCCGACAGTCAAAGGGCTCAGAAAGCGCCGAGAGGAGGAGGCCGCACTGTTCGAGTCCGGCCTCGTCCCTGATGGCGACTAAAGCTCTGGCCCGTCGTACACGCTGACGCAGGCCGAAGCCTGATTCTGGACCTCGTACCAGGCTGCTTTTACTGCTCCACGCTTAGTCTTCAGGCTCTCTTTGATGCGCTCGATCTGCTTGCCAGCTTTTGCACTTGCTAGGCTGTAGGCGTGCTCAGCCTTAAGGGCTTTTGTTACCGATTTTTTCAGCGCAGCGACATGGGGCGCAGCTTCTTTGACGGTGCGGGGTTTACGAGTTTTGACTGGTGTAGGTGTTTCCATAACTCCGCCAATTTATACTTTTTCGCAAAAACGCAACAGTTTGCCGGATGGTGTGCAGGGAGAGCCTGCAACGGGTCGTTGTTACCTCATGAAACAAAGGCGCTTGCGCCTTCCATGAAAAACACACAGTAGACAGCAAAGCGGGGTTTGCTAGGGTGCGGGCATGAAGCAACCCGACGACCCGGTAAACCATCCCGCGCACTACACCAGTCACAAATCTGGCGTTGAGGCCATTACGATTTGCGAACACGAGAACTTCTGTATTGGGAATGCGTTGAAATACCTGATTCGACAGGGGAAAAAGGGCGACGCCGTGCAGGACCTACGCAAAGCAATTTGGTATATCGAGCGCGAAATCAACCGCTTGCATCAAAATGGCAACCGATAAAACACTCCGAGAGCACTGCCGAGAGATTGGCAAGCTGGGCGGCGCAGCAAAGTCTGAAAAAAAAGCAGAGGCCGCGCGCCGGAATGCTTCCAAGCCGCGTCCTAAAGCGCGGGAGATCAACGCTTTGAGGCGGGCTAAAAAAAGTGAAACAAATAGCTAGCCAAGCGTGAATGGGTGGGTATAGTTGGCGTCGTTAGCAGCAACTACGACAACAAACCAAACCAACGACAATGACTAACAAAACACCCATTTCACTGTTTCTGACCCGCGTAATTTCGGAAAACCCAGCACTGTCCACAGTGAAGTGTGAGGTTGCGATTGTGCATCCAAACGAAACTTCTAATTTTGGGCAGGAGTTTGTTTCCGGAAAAAAGGGAAGCCGACTGATCGCGGAGTACAAAGGCGAAACTTGGGAAGTTATTCGGGGCAACAACACCCATTTTTTTAAAAACTATGATAAAATCAAAAAAGCATTTTGGTGGCCAAAACGCCGCGAAGGCACCTACTGGTTCTGCGATGCTGGCCGCGTCAATGCCTGGTCCGCAGCTTGGAAATAAAGGCCGAAACGCCCCCTTCGGGGGGCGTCCACCCGTAAAGCGGGTGCTGACGAGGCCGTCAGAGTGAGACAACTAACCAACCAACAAATGAGCACATCACACTACTCCCGCCCGTACCAAGGGCCGACTCCGCCCAACAAAAAACGCCACAGCCTTTGGTATGCCAGCGGCTTCTGGATGCTGGCAGTCGTTGACATTATGGCACTGGCAGGCGCAACTGACATCATCGAGGCGCTGACCTTTGCCGGGCTGACTCTCATAAACGTGGCCGTCCTGTTGCATATCACACGATGAGCGGACTCATGAACGGGGCTCCGTATTACTCGGCTCCGCACCGGCACCAGGCGAGCTATATGTGCCGCTTGGGCACACTGGCCGAGGATGCGATCAAGCCGGAGCTGGCCGAGATGCCTGCGCTGGTTGCCGCTGCGATCCGGCAGGGGCTCATCAAGCGGCCCGATCCTGCTGGACTGGTGCCAGTGCCAATCGTAAAGCGCGGCCCTCTGGCGCCATGGCAGACTACGCAGTGCTGCGAGTGCGGCGTGACGTTTGAACGGCACAAGCGCACGTTGACCAAGTGCGAAACCTGCCGGATCCCAATGAAGGCGTGCAAGAACTGCCAAAAGGAGTTCCGACCGGCAGACCGCAAGAAAGTTTGCTGTTCGCGGATTTGCAGTCAAGCGATGCAGGTTGCCAGCTTCAAGGCACAGCATGTTTACACTAAAAGCCTGCCAAAGATGGCCGAGTGCATTATTTGCCATCAAATCAAACCTGTTCGCCCTTCTGGCAGTGGAGTTGCCAAAGCATGCAGCCCGGAGTGCTCGAAAGAATACCGGGCAATCAAAAACGCAGAGAGACAAACCAAATGAAAACGACACAAAAAACAGAACAGCAAAACAATCCTGAGTGGATCAGCGGCAAAGATGCAGTAGCTATGTTTTGCTTGGGACTTAGCACTATTTACAAACTTAGCAAGGCGGGTCAAATAGCAACGACGTGCATTTGTCAGCCAGGCAAGTCACGCGGACGCCGATTTTATTCGGTGCAGTCAATCCGTGCGCTGTTTGCCGCATCAATAGACGGAGCAAAATAAATGAAAATACGACACAGCTCACTTCCCAAGTTGGCCCTCTGTGGCCAGTACGAAGGCTCACCAAGCAGCAGCCCGGCAGCCGAACGCGGGACAATGCTAGACCGCGTCTTTCGTGACGCCTGGACGACTGGCGAGATCCCGCGTGACCTCTCCGACGAGGATGCCGCCGCCATTAACTGGGCGCTCAAACAGTGCATCCAACTGGGTGGAGGCGCAGACGGGCTTGTGACAGCCGACGACGCCTGCCGAGTGCAGACGGCGGGCCTAGAGCACACCGGCACTGTGGACGGGGTTGCTGCTAGGGCGAACTGGTCGATGGATCTCAAGAGCGGGCAGATCTACGACTACCAGGGGCAGATGGCAGCCTACGCGCTTGGGCTGATGCAAATGCGTTTTGAGCAGGAGTGGACGACGCACCTGTTGTTTTGCGACCAGCGCAAGCTCGTCACTCACCACTGGACCTACCAGACCGCCAGCGACATGGTGCGCGGCATTCTAGCCAATGTGGGGACTGCCCCTCAGGAAAACGATTACTGCGGCTGGTGCGCAAAATCACTGACCTGTCCCGCTCGGGTTGCCAGTAAGGACTCCGCGCTGGTGACAGTGGCGGGACTGGCTCCGACGGTGCAGGACGAGGGGTTTCTGGCGGTGCTCAACGACCCAGTGCAGCTCGGTAAGTTCCTGACGGCGTGCTCGACGCTGGAAGACTTCCGCGACGCGGCCAAGGCCAAGGCTCGCGAGTTGCTCGAAGCTGGGCAGCCGGTGCACGGCTGGAGGTTGCAAAAGCCGCGTGCAAGCGAGTACGTTCTGGCCATAGACATTGCCGCTGCGGTGGAGGTGGGCCTTATCGGAGCCGGTGACGCGATTCGCGCTGGGGGGGCAATGAGCGCAAAAAAGGCCGAGGCTCTCTTCAGTTCTGCCGGGGTATCACTGCCGCATGAGATTGTGGAGCGGAAGATTGGGCAGGCTCCTTTGGTACAGGCAAAATAAATTATGACAACAGACACAAAAACACTTATTCAAGCTATGCAGCGATTGGCGGAGTCAATTGACTCTGTTGACGGTGTCGCAAATGCTGTGATTTTTGAAGCGGCGAAAAGGCTGGACGAATTGCAAAAAGCACTTCAAGGCGCAACATCAAGTTTGATTTTGGCGCGCAACGAACGCGATGAATGCCACGCCGAGATTGACGCAATTCGCAAAACTATAAGCGACGCCGGATTTTCTGAAGTGGTTGAACCTCTTGAGCGCGTCAAGCGGCTAATTCAGGAACGGGACGAAGCCATTTGCAAAATGGAGCGATTGAAGAAACCAAAACATGACCGGATTCAAATTGCGGCAACCATTCTTGCTGGATCGCATTCTAATTGTTCGGATTACAACGATCTTGCAAAAATCGGGTTAAAACAAGCAGACGCACTGATCGCAGCAGCAAAGGAGGGGCAATGAGGGCGCAAAAACAGATCTGGCACCTACGCCGCAAACTCCGCGACGAACGCGCAAAGTTCCGTGCAACCTCCGCAAAACTGACGGACGCTAGGCAGATCATCGCTTGGCAAGGCGAGTCCGTGCGACTCCTCCGAGAGTCGCTTAACCATCTCGAAAACCACAGCGTTTTTGCCCGTATCTGGGCGCGATTAACTAAATGAGCACCCAAAACTACATTGCCATTGACCCCGGCGTGGGCGGCGGGATTGCCTACATTGACACTGACGGGAGTGTGCATGCACTGCCTATGCCGGGCACACTGCATGACCTCGACACGCAGTTTCAGATCCTTGTCACCAGTACCGCTGGCCCGTTCTTTCCAACTTCCATTGTGTTTCTGGAGGAACTTCCGAAGTTTGCCGGAAAGATGTCTGGCAGCAGCATGGCAACCATGTTTCGGAATTACGGACGCATCGAGGGCATTCTCGCCGCTTACGGTGCCCGGATCGAATACCTGCCCCCCAAGAAGTGGCAACAGGCTCTGGGCCTAGGCGACAAGAAAACGCACGGCAACCGCTGGAAAGCTCATCTCAAAGGACGCGCACAGGCTCTACACCCACGACTCACAGTGACGCTCAAGACCGCCGACGCACTGCTCATTTTGGAGGCGGGACTTAAACTGAAAACCAAATGAAACCGCAAATAATTGGAGAACAAGAAGCATGCTACGGATATTTAACGGGACTCGGAGTGCAAGACCCATGGGATCCCGAAACAGCAACCGAGCACATATTGTACGCTAGTTTTGCTTGCGCTGGAAAAACGCAAGTTTGGATTGTGCCAGACGTTTTGCTTTTCAAAACCCTCACCGAGTTTTTGTATGCAATGGCACTCCATGGGGATTGTCAAGAGATGGGCGGAATTTACAAACTTTCAATTTTTAAGGCAAACAACACTTGGAAAGTGCAACCTTACCACTCATAAAATGACACTTCTTGAACTACACGACTTTGTCCGCCCGCTTGCTTCAGCGGAGTTTTATCGGATCTTTGCCGCCAAGGGTTTTGATGCCGCCGACGTGGCCCAGTGTCCGCGGGAAAGTAGCCAGGAGAACTGGCATGCCGCAAAAACGCTGGCCTGGAAAGCCGCCGACCGCGTGAGCGAGGACGCTTTCAAAGCGGCGGGTTTTCCAGTTTTCAACACAACACTTTGCCACCAGTCTGGTGGCGAACGGTCAAACCGTCCGTTTTAACGGTTCAAACGCAAAACGCAAAAACGCACAAACGCAAAACGCATATGGCAATCCTAACGCAACCAAAAACAACCAGCCGCATCAAAATCGAGGGGCTGGTGCCCAAGGGCATCTACATCGCAACCTGTATCGACGTTGAAGACGCTTTCGGGGTGCAGCGTCCGAAGTTTGATGACCCGACCACGATGGAAACCGTGGACCTGACGTGGTTCTACTTTGGGTTCAAAAACAAGGCGGGCGAGATGTTTCTCATCAAATCCAAGCCTTTCAAATTGAGCCTCCATGAAAAGAGCGCGCTGTTTCAGTTTCTCAAAGCGTGGCGCGCCGAGGTGCCGCAGGCTGGGTTTGACACTGAAAGTATGAGGGGCGCTGGGGCGCAGATCACGGTGGAGCATGGGATAAGCTCAAAGCAAAAGATTTACGCCAATATCGGATCTATTTCACCAGTGATGGATGGACTTGAGACAAAGATCCTGCCGGTGGAGATGTTCCGCGACTACCTTGAGCCGCAAGCAAGCGCCGCGGCGCCGGTGGCACCAAAGAACAGCGTGATGGTGGATCCTGACGACCAGATCCCGTTCTAGCCTGACGCCAGGGGGCCGCGCATCCTACACGCGGAACTTTTATGACACCGGATGAAATGCTTGAGGCGCTCAACTTGGCGCTCAGGCTGAAGGAGGCGACGCGTCGAAAACTGGTGCGCGCCGAGGAAGACCGCGAAAACTCCATCCTCTTGAAGGCGATGGAGCTTTTTTCTGCCGAATTTAACTGGGAACTGGATCGAGACGATGACCGAAGAACAAGCGACAAATGCAGTGGCGCGGGCGATGTTTCCCGCGGCGACGTGGGAAGATGAAACTTTAGCATGGGTGCAGTGCCCTGGCATGGAAATGCACACGAGCCCGAACGCTCGCAAAGACTGCCGACTGACGATTAACGATGGCAAAGTGCCGACGGTGTTTTGCTGCCACAACTCATGTCGGGCAGTGGTAGAGGCAAAAAACCACGAAATGCGGAGCGCCATTGGAAAGCTCAAAACACTAAAAGCCACTGGCAACCACGCACGACGCGGGCTTGCGCCTGCTCCGAGTGGGATCAATGCGCACCACGTCGCGCGGGCGGCGGTTCCGAGCAACCCGCCCAAGGAAATACCATTGGCGCCACTGGCTTTGCCAGAACCTTTACCGGATGGGCAGGCAGTTCACTTTGCCACCTGCTTTCGAGCTGACGAACTGGTAGCCGTGGTGTTTGGAGCCGGCGAGTTTGGGAAGGTGAAGAGCAGAGGCGTGACGATTGCACCGCGACCGCTGGAGGACGACCACAACAACGGCACTTATATTCGGGTGAACCCGATGAAACCAGACGGCGCGGGGGATGCTGACGTGACGGCGTGGCGCCATTGTCTCATCGAGTGCGACGAAGCGAGCCTAGAGCTGCAATGGGCCGCCATCGTCGCCAGCAGGTTGCCGGTGTCTGTAGTGGTGCACTCAGGGGGGCGCAGCGTGCACGCATGGGTGCGGGTGGACGCCAGCACCGCTGAGGAGTACAGGGAGCGGGCACGAACCGCGGCGCAGGCCATGAATGCTTTTGAGGGAATCAAGGTGGATTGGGCGACGCTTAACCCTTCCCGACTGGCGCGGTTGGCGGGCCGTATGCGGGGCGACAAGTGCCAAGAGTTGCTGGCCGTGAACATCGGCGCGACCTGCTGGGATGACTGGGTGGCAGGGGCGCAGGAAGCCGCAGAGCAACCCGCCCCAGTTGAGTCTCGACCGGCACAAACATCGAACCCTTCCGAATTTTACTACCGCAAAAAGCAAAAGGACTTTCTCATCGTCCGCGGGAAGACCGGCGAAGTGATCCCTCTCGACAAGGACGGGCTCACCGGGGCGCTGGACAGTGAAGGCTTGGTTGATCCAGAGGACAAAGCCGCCATGAAAGCCGCAGTGAACGAAGTGCGCATGGACTGGGCGGTGGATTATGACGGCAGTATGCCGGGCTACTGCCGCGGGCTGCACAGAGCTGGTGGGAAGAAGTACTACTGCGACACACAGGCAAAGTGGCTTGAGGGCGTGGCGCCTGACTTGGGTGAGGACGGTGACGCTGCTTTGGTGCAGGGGCAGGGGTGGCCGACCATTGACGCGTTTCTTAAGGGACTGATGGTGCCACCAGGCGCCGAGGCTGCTGGGAACAAGTTCGGAGCACTGAACGCACTTTTTTGGAGTTTAAAACTTGCAAGAGAGACTTTGCAAGAATCACTGATGCCACCACGGGACGGTGAACCGCGGGCGGTGCGACCTGGGCCCGCAAGTGTGTTCTGCGGCCCGCGGAACTGTGGCAAGACCCTTTTGGTGAACGCAATCATCACGCCGCTGCTGGGGGGGCGCACTGTGGATGCTCACAAGGCTTTTAGCAGCGATTCCGATGGGTTTAATGGCGAACTGTTAGAGGGAGAGGTGTGGACAGTAGATGACAAGGTCCACGCTTGCGACATCAACTCACGCCGACAGTTTGCCGCCAACATCAAGAACAAGCTCTACGCTGGGCACGTTTCTTTCCACACAAAACACAAAACACCAATCACAGTGCAGCCGTGGGCGCGGCTGTTTATCCTTTGCAATGACCAAGATGAGGCGATCAGAGTGTTGCCAGTGCTGACGGATGACTTGGCCGACAAAATGCACCTCTGGAGGTGCTACAACGTCCCTGGGGGACTGGCAACGCAGACTGGCGCGGACTGGCACGCATTTGGGTCACAGATCCGTCGCGAACTTCCAGCGTTTGCGGGTTGGCTCGACGCACTGGAGATACCCGAGACAAAGCGCGACAGCAGGAACGGCATGAAGTGCTGGCAGGACGCGCACATTGTCAACCTGTTGGCCGACCAGACCCCGGAACACCAGTTGGGGCTGCTGCTGGTGCACTTGTTCGACTCGGGGCAACTCAACACCATCCGAAACAAGACCGCTCAGGAGATCCTTCAGAACCTTTCTAACGTCGAAAGTATCCGCGGACAGCTCCGCAATCTGCTCCACGACGATCCTATGCTTTTAGGAAAATACCTTGGCAGACTCGTCGCAACGCCAGCCAGATTAGCTCAAATGGGCTTGGGACTGACCCGTGGGGGGCTGCGACACAAATTGTGGAGCTACGATATTTGGAGCCCCCCACAGGTTTAGTGTCTCAACCATGGGCATTTGCGGCCAGAGTGGGGGGCTGGGGGGGTGGATGACCTCATTTCTATATATATATGATGACAGTGTGTATTATTATTTTTTTACTACTTTTTAAATATACAGCCCCCCATCCCCCCCTTTTTGGCGTTTTACTCTAGGAAATTGGGTGGGGGGCTCCAAATTTTCAGCCCCCCACAGCCCCCCGACCGGCAGACGCTGGCAAATGGCACTAAAGCTCAGACCAAAACCAACCGACTACAGACCCATGACCCTTGACCCACCAAATGTGACCAAAGCCGACGTGTTGGCAAATTACGTTGCAGCCCAAGACCTAGGCGAGCGACTGGCTCGGCAGATCGAAATCAACCAGGTGCTCCGCGCTGAAAACATCGCACTCGCAACGCGCCCATGCTTGGCGTGCGATGTGGTGCACCCGGCGCAGGTCGAAGCGCTGACCGAGCGCGCTGACATGCTTGAGGCCGAACTCCGAGGGGCGTTGTGCATGCTCGACTTGGTGGACCCGGAGACGGTGCATCTGTACGTTGGCACCACTGCTGACTGGATCCGCGACAGGACCGAGCTAAACAACACGTTTCAAAAGCTGACAAACCGACAGAATGCCTGATTCTGACGCCCTAACCATGGAAACCAATATGAACACAGCCAACGCAGTTAGAAAGCTGCATTACATCGTGTCATGCGACTACCGGCCATTTCGCTGGTGGTCCGTCACCGCGGAGGGGGAATACGAGGCCCGAAAGGTTATAGCCGACCAGCTCGGGGTGGACCCGATGCTGATGGAGGCAACACTGGCGCCATTAAAGGGGGAGTAGGCTATGACTGAGCAACAAATCAACGCGACAACTACCGAGGATTCCTCGGCAGTTCAAGAAAACTGCCCTATGTGCGGGGCTAAAAACTCTGCAACCTTAAATCAATTAAACGGGGGGTGGACCGACATTGATTGCAGCGAATGCGGTGGCGGAACTTTTTACCTGTGGATTCGAGGAGAAAAGACATGCACACGGTCGCTAACAATGCTCCACAAATGACTGACGAACAAATAAACGCGGCTATCGCGCAGGCGTGTGGGTGGACTGATGTAACGGCAGCGCACAGGTCAGGTAAAGCTCCGGGGGCTGACTATGTGGGGTACGAGTTTTATCCAAACTACTGCACCGACCTCAACGCCATGCATGAGGCGGAAGGAACTCTCTCCACTGCCAACATGTATGTCATGGAAGTGCAGCTTAAAAGAGTGCTCAGCGCTCGTGAGTTTTACTTTCACGCAACAGCTCGCCAACGCGCAGAGGCTTTCCTAAGGACGCTGGGCAAATGCGAGGAGGGGAAATGAGTGCTGACGATTTGCAAGAAGAATTAACACTTACACGCAGGCAACTTCGTGACGCGATGAGGTTGTTACAGTCTGCCGAGTGTTGGGCAGTGGGCTCCCAAGCACAAATTTGGGAGCAGAAACTGCAAGAACTAGAAGACGAAGTTGATCTAAAGAAACTGAAATGACACCCATTGAACGCTTAGAAAATCAATTCCTGATTGAGTCACTGAAGATGCAATTGCAAGAGGCAAAGAATCGACTGCTACGGGCCGAGGCCAAGGCAGCAGCACTGGAGCAACAGATGCGGCGCGAGGGGTGGACACAGGAGGACCTTGACGAAGTGCAGCCTAACTTGAATCACTAATGTGGATACTACCCAGACAATTAAACACCTCGGCTTATGTGCTGGATACGGCGGCATTGAGCTTGGACTTAAACGAGTCCTCCCAACTATGCGCACAGTCGCTCTTTGTGAGATCGAAGCCTTCGCCATTGCAAACTTGGTCGCAAAAATGGAAGCGGGACTCATGGACCCAGCACCTATTTGGACGGATCTTAAGACCTTCCCATGGGAAGAGTTTCGAGATAAGGTGGACGTTCTTTCTGGAGGTTACCCCTGCCAGCCATTCAGCGCAGCCGGGAAGCGACTTGGAACAGACGACCCAAGACATCTTTGGCCCTACATCGCAAGCGGCATTCGACTTCTTCGACCAAAGCTCTGCTTCTTCGAGAACGTCGAAGGACACATTAGCCTTGGACTCAGAGAAGTCGTTGGAGAACTGGAAGAACTTGGTTACGAAACGACGTGGGGAATATTCTCAGCGGCTGAATGCGGCGCGCCGCATCAGCGAAAGCGGGTGTTTATTATGGCCCACGATCAGAGTCAAACAAGCAGAAGACTGCACAAGCGAACGAAAACGAAAAAACCCGAGTTTAGATTCAATAGTGAAGCAACAATTAGAATCTGGCCTAGCCGCCCAGGGCAACCACAGCACGCATGGGAACCGCCCAGAGTCGTGGCTAACTCCCAGAGCAAACGAGCCGGAAGCGGACAGCAACTTCGTGGCGAGGAATGCAGACAGGGGCGAGCATTGCCATGTGAGTCTAACGATGCAGGCGAAAGCATGGGCAACTCCGAGAGCGGAGATGGACAGTGGAGCACACAGGGGGAAGCCGGACACGCTGCACAGCCAGATAAAGGCATGGGCAACGCCCGAGGGAATGGCTGGAGGCAAGACCAGCAGGGGCGGGAATCGAAAGGGCGAGTTGCTGCTGACCGGACAGGTGAAACAGGATGCCAGCGGCAAATTGAACCCGCGCTGGGTGGAGACACTCATGGGCCTTCCGATAGGCTGGACTATGCCGAGTTGTGCGTCTCCTGTGACAATCGCACAGACGAATTGCGCTTACTTGGCAACGGAGTAGTGCCGGCAACGGCAGAGTTAGCGTTTCGGACTTTACTTGACGAGGTGCAGCCTAGTGTGCATCACTGAGTGCACTTCCGCGACACCTGCGTGGCTTCGACCTTCTCGGGGCTAAAAGTGGTGCGACAGCAGGAGAGCACTGCACTAATTCCCAGTAGCTCAGTTGGTAGAGCAGCGCTCCCTCAAGGCTAAGGGCCAAAATGCTGGGACAAAGCGCAGGCCGTACAGTTCGAGTCTGTACCTGGGAGCCTTTTCCAAATGATTGACGACGCCGACTACTCAGCCGCCTGTGACGACCTAGCCGACCTCGGACTAACCGAGGACCAGATAGACGACGTGTGGAGGTGGCACAGGATCACTGCCAGACGGCAAGCACAGACAGCAGGGGGTGTGGCTATAGTGCGCCTCCTGACCTACATGCTCACGGGACACAAGGATAGCAATCTGCACCTTAGGCTGGTGGGCCTAGCATTTGGCGTTGGCATGGGACACATCACTGGGCACGAGCACCAGGCAGCCGCGGCGCACGCGCTGGGGGTGAGTCGACAGGCTGTGGCAGACGCTGGGGAAAGGGCTAAGAAGGCGATCCTAGGGTAGGGTGGCCCCCCGGGGGGAGGAAGTCTCCTACAGGGGGTTTTCGTCGGGGTGAGGTCAAGGACGCGTGCTCCTTTTTTGTGCAATTGGCAAAAAGTGCCCATTGTACACTTGGCCGGTAGGGTATTGACGGCAAATGTTGCCTAGGTCTACAACTGGGGCGTGGCAAACCAGAATAAACGCACGTCATATAGCCAAGTCGCCAAGCATTTTGGCGTAAACACTTCTGCGGTGCAGTATTGGGAGAGGAAAGGGTTTAACAGGGATTGGTCTACTGAAGAGCAGGAAGCATGGCGCAAAGCCTACACCGCCGACAGAATTGTAGAGCCGCCGCTTGCCAAGCCAAAGCCAGAGCCGCCGAACACGGCAAAGCCTGCCGAGCCGGTGCTCGACTACAAAGAAGCCAGAACCCAGAAGCTGGCGAAAGAGATTGAAAGGCTCTCCATTATCATTGCCCGCGAAAAAGGCGAACTGGTGCCGGTGGATGAAATGCGAGAAACCGCAACGCGGATCGTCTCTGTTTGGTGCTCGGAACTTGACGCGCTGGTTGGCGACCTGCCTGGACAACTGGCCGGATTGACCGAGGCCGACATCCAACCAAAACTGCGGGCTCGCATTGAACTACTCAAGGCGAACGCTCGCCATTCCATCGAGGGCTTATGAATCCGTTCCTTGACGGCGCTCGCGCTGGAGTCCGCCTCGCCTATTCCGGTGACCCGCTCGACTGGCTGGAGCAAAACGTGCGTTTCCCGCACTCGTCCCGCTCGACCCATTTCGACCGCAGCACCGCGCCCTGGTGGAACGCCGTGATTCACGACTTCGCGGATCCGACCTGCCGCCAAACCTTCGTGCAAGCCTGCACCGGCGCAGGCAAATCAACCGCACTCGAAGCCTTGGTATGCTGGGCAGTGGCGCAACAACCGGGGCCGATGCTTTCGATCACGCAGACCGACCAGACCAGCGCCGAATGGATGGCGACTAGGCTGCTGCCGGTTATCAACGCGTGCGAACCGCTCAAAGGGTTGATGCCAACAAGCAGGCATCACACCAAAAAGGACGGAATCTATTTCGCACACATGCCGCTAATGCTCGGGGGCGCAAACAGCAGCAACGCGCAGGAAAAGAGTGTGCAGGCTTTGTTTCTCGACGAGTGTTGGCAATACTCGGACCTAATTACGCAGTTCAAAAAGCGGTTGCATGACCGCTGGAACGGCTACGCGCTCCTGACTTCTCAAAGCTATGAGGAACCGCATCAACTCAGCGAGGAGTGGCGATCTGGCGAAGAGTTTACCTGGTGCCACCGCTGCCCCGGCTGCGAGGCGTGGGTCAAGCCCGAGTGGGTAGACATCAAATACGACGAGGCCAAGAACGCCAACGGCGAGTGGAACTGGGGCGAACTTGTCAAATCAGTGCGCCATGAGTGCCCGCACTGCCAGCACGTCACTCCTGACACAATGGCAGCACGTCGGGCACTGACCCAGCGCAGTGAGTGGATCAGCGAGGGGAATGACCACGTTGAAGGCTACCGCTCCCGCCGCGTCTCGGCGCAATCGGTCTATTGGATCCGCTGGAGCGATCTCGTGATTCAATGGTGCCAGGCTTCCGATGCTCGGCACCTCGGGGTTCTCCAGCCGACTAAGGATTTCCGCATGCAACGCCTCGCGCAGCCTTGGAAAGCGGAGGAAGAACTTCCCGCGCTGGAACTCGAGGCCGCAGAGTATTTCGTGAACGAATGGCAGGATGGCCGGCCAATGCCCGAGGAGGCTGCCAGAGTTTTTACCGTGGACTGCCAGCAGGATCACTTCTGGGGGATCGTCCGCGTCTGGCTCAAAGACGGGCACTCTCGCCTACTCTGGGCGGGAAAGATCCTGACCGTGGACCAGCTCCGTGAGATCCAGACTAGGTTAAAGGTGCCAGACAAGCGCACGCTACTGGACGCGGGCAACTCGTTTCATGGGCGGATCTATGACACCTGCGCACGGTACGGGTGGACCGCATTAATCGGGCGAGCGGAAGACCAATTTACCGTGCGTGGGCCGGATGGGAAACCGATTCGCCGGTATTACTCTGCGCCTGATCGGGTGGTGGCACCGACTACGCGGGACAGCAACGGCAAGCGGGTGTTCGTCACCTTTTTCTATTGGGCCAGCGATCCCATCAAAGACATCTTGGCTAACCTGCGGAACACTGGCTCGCCGGTGTGGGAATTTCCACAGGACGCTCCGCCCGAGTACGTCCGGCACCTTAACTCGGAGCGCAAACGTGCTACCGTTGACAAACGCACCAAGAAGACCCGCCTGCGGTGGACCGCTACGGGGCGCCCAAACCATATGTGGGACGCGGAGGCCATGAACGTGCTCGCCGCCCAGATACTCGGGATCCTGCCCGACATGGTGAGCACTGCACCAGAGGTTGACGAGCCTGCCGCGACAGAGTAGCGTGCTCTTTCAACCATCACCCTGAAAGGGGCGACTGGGTGAGGCAACGGAAATTAGTGCCCGGCTCCGCGTGTGCGGATGTCCGGGCTTTTCCTTGTCCCGAAGGCGTCAAGTAGATGGCTCCTGATCAAAAGCTCCTGCTTCAAGTTTTCCTCGCGCGGGACGTGGCAGAGTTGCGTGCCATCGTGGCGAGCAAGTTCGATTTGGTGCTGGCTGGCAAAAGCTCTCTGGTGTCATCGTCCATCGACGGCGCCGCGTTCCAATTCAACGTGGGCGGCACACTCAGTCCGCTTGACGTTGTAATGCTGGCACAGCAGGCGCTTAACTACAAAGCCGCAGGCATCAGCGCGCCAGTCCGCCGCACGCAGGCGTTTTTCATATGAGCCTTTTTGACAAACTCAAAACCTTGATGGGATTTAAGGGCCCAAAGGTACAGGGCGCGTACGACTCTTACCGCAGGCAGCGGCTTATTGAAGGGGGCGTGTGGGGTGAACCGTATTGGAGGACTCACACACAGAGTATTTCCAAGGAACTTAACATTTCCGAGTGGAGGACTCTAAACAGTGCGGCGCGCAAATTGTATTGGAATACAGGGGTCGTAAATGCCGCCATCGACCAAAAGAGCATGCTGTCTGTTGGGATGGCAATGCGACCAATTTTTGTCGGTGCCGATAAAGAGTGGGGGAAGCAGGCCGAGGCCGTTTTGCTCGACTGGTTCCAGATTGCCTACCTCGATGGCAAAAGCTGGTGGGAAGGGCTGCGACTGGAGTCCACCGCCATTGACCGCGAAGGGGATCTGCTGACGATCCTGACAACCAGCACCAGCGGCTACCCGCAGTTGCAGCAGGTCCCGTGGCACCAGATTGGTAGTCGCAATGACGAGGGCGTTTTGGAGTCTGGCCGCTACCGTGGGTTGAAAATTTACAACGGCGTTATCCTTTCAAAGACAAACCGCGCAGTGGCCTATCGTGTTTTAGGTGAAGCCGCTGATGGGTCCGAGGATCGCGACATTCCCGCCCAGGCGTGTATGCTGACAATGGATCCCCGCGAGGTGGACCAAGTTCGGGGTATCAGTGCGTTTGCTCCTGCCATCCGCGACCTACTTTCACTCAAGGATCTAGGCGATGACATTCAGTCCGCTTCTCGGATGGCTGCGAAGATAGGGCTTTTGGTGACCAACCAGCAAGGCATGGCTGATGCTTCTGATGCTTACCAGGCGCTTTCCGAGAACAACGTGCCACAGTGTGGGCCAGGGTTGAGGATCACTCCCATGGCAGGAGGCCGGATTGAATATCTGACCGCCAACGCTGGCGAGTCGATCAATCAAATTGACGCCAAGATTCCGACGGAAGCGCAGGACCGGCTACAGGAACGCCTCATCCGCAACGCACTACTGGCGGCTCAATGGCCGCCTGAATTTGGCTGGGACATGTCCCGACTCGGTGGAGCCTCTGCTCGGATCGTGCTCGAACAGGTCAACCGAGTCACTTCAGAGAGACACGCTTACCTAGCGGCATTTTGCAAGCGCCGGTGCGCGTTCGCCATTGCCCGCTTTGTTGAGTTGGGAATCCTTCCTCCCTACACCGGCGCCGATGCTTCTCGTGGGGGCGCCTACCAGTTCCGTTTTACCGAGCCTGCCAGGCTAACCGCTGACAGCGGCTACGCATCACGCGACGCAATCGAAGCCTACCGCGCTGGGATGCGCAGCATGACCGACATTCTTGCCAGTGGTTCCAAGACCCTCGAGGAGCACCTTGACGAAGTCGAACGCGAGGAGTTGGAGATCAACAAGCGCGTCCAACGCTCGGGACTCAGCCGCGATGTGTTTGGACTCCTGACTCCCAACGGCAATCCGCCGACAACCATCCCCACCGAATGAAATTCCAGCGCGTCATTGAGCAAGTTTTCTTCCGTCCGTGGTTAATCACCCCCGGCGGATACGCAGCAGTCCGGCAGCTAGTGGAAGGCCGACTGGTCCGCGCCAACGGGGACGAGTATGAGAAGATGGCCGGAATGATGAACAAGCGGGAAGAGATGGAGATCGACGGGCAGGGCATTGCTCACATCTGCATCGACGGGACTCTCGCCAAGGGGATTTCCGCGCTCGAAGCCTGCTGCGGTGCGTGGGACTACGAATGGATCTCTGAGGACATCGAGGAGGCCGTCGAGGCCAACGTGCGCGGGATCATGCTGGAGATCAACTCCCCCGGCGGCAACTGCACCGGCTGTTCCGAAGTGGTGGATTTGATACAAGCTCTCAAGGTGCCGATTGTAGCCTACAGCAACGACACGGCGTGCAGCGCCGCGTATAACATCGCCGTGAGTTGCGACAAGGTGTATGGCTCTGTGGGCTCAACGTGGGGCAGCATCGGCACGATCATTCCTTGGCTCGATCAGTCCGCCGCTTACGAAGCGCAGGGACTAAGCTGGGAGCCGATCACCTCGGGACCTCTTAAAGGTGCAGGCATGGGGCCGTCTCTGAGTCCCGCACAGCGAGCCAGTTTGCAACAGCTCGTGGACGATTCTTTCGACCAGTTCCGTGGCAACGTCCTCCGCAACCGCCGCGTCTCCGACGAGTACATGACCGGCGCCGCTTACCTCGCGCCGCGTGCAAAGCTGGGCAATCTCATCGACGACATCGGGACGGAAGAGCTTGCTTACCAAGCACTGATTGGTATGGTTGGGGCTTAGTTGTTCTTGGTTCATTCGTTAGCCCCTCTCTGGTTTGTTCTCCCGGAGAGGGGCTTTTACTTGTCCCGATTCGGGTAGGTAGATGGATAATCTTCCTAACACCCTGACCGACGCGCTGGCCGCGCTATCTGCCGCGCAGGCAGACGTGGCCGCGCTTAACGCACTGAGCGCAGAGCACACCGCACTGGTGGCAACTTTCGACGCTCTTAAGTCCCGCGCCGCTGAACTCTCCGCCGCACTGGACGTTGCAAACGCAAATAATCTCGATCTGGCAAAAGCACTCGACGCATTGAAAGCGTCCGAAGCTGACGCCTCCGCGAAGGCAAACGCCATCGTTGCTAATCTGGGAGTTGCTCCCGTGGCAATTCAGTCCGAGCAAGTCTCTGCCACCAAGTCCGTTTCGGAACTCTGGGCAGAATATAGCAGCCTCCCAATCGAGGCTCGCAACGCTTTTTACGCGCAGCACAAAGCCACGCTGAAACTCAGCTAGTTAAACCCCACACAAACATAACATTATGTCCAATACCATCGCGGGGGTCAACCTCGCTGCCATCGCACAGGAATCGCTCCCCGCGCTTCAAAATTTGTTTGCGCCGCTAAATTCGATTGCCGTTGATTTCTCCTCAGACATCTCTGCCGCAGGCGCTTCCGTCACGACTCGTTACCCCGTCAAGCCGACTGCCGTGGACCTTTCCGGCGGATACAGCCCCCAGGGTGTGGAAACTGTCGCGAAGACCATCACGCTTTCCAACTTCTTCGGGTTCCCTTACGGGTTCAACGATCTGGAGCGCAGCAAGTCCGCCATCGACCTCAACCAGCTTTTCGTGGAGCCCGCTTTGCAGGCTACCGGCGCAAAGATGTTTGGCGATCTGTGGAACCTCGTTACATCGAGCAATTTCAACAGCGTGGGCATTAATGCTGGCAACTTTAACCGGGACGACCTTGCTGACCTCCGCGCCTCGCTAAACGCCGCTGGCGCTCCTCAGATGGGCCGTGCGGTTGTGCTGAACCCGACCTACTTTGCGAGCCTCGTGAAGAGCTTGAACAGCGCAGAGTTCCCCGGCTTCATCCGCGAAAAGACCGAAGGCTTCATTCCCCGCGTTGCTGGGTTTGACGTTTACGAGTCCGACCTCGCTGACGCAAACGGGCAGGGCCTTGGGGGGTTTGTGTTCCACAAGTCCGCGCTCCTGATGGCAGCCCGCCGCGTTGACGCTTCCGGCGCACAGCAGATGGGCACGGAGATCGCTGACGTTGTCGTCCCCGGCCTGAACCTTCCGGTCCAGTTCCGCCGTTTCTACGACAACCTAACTGCAAATTTGGTATACTCCTTTGGTATATTATATGGAGTGCAAGCGGGTCGCACCGAAATGGGCATCCGCATCGTTGCTGAGTAGTTTCTAAACTCTGGGGCGGGTGGCTTAACCGCTGCCCGCCCTTTTGTGTAAACCGATTATGTCCAAACCGATTACCGTTATTCTTCAGGGGCAGGAGATCCTTGCCAGCTTCACCGATTACGACGCGGCAGTGCGCGAATTTAAGACGATGACTCCCGACAAGGGAGAGCTTTCGCTGCACATCCTTAATCGTCCTGACCGGAAAAAGGGTCGCCCGCTGGTGGTGGTGAATGTTCAACCTCCACCGCGTCCCGCTTCTAAGCGCAACAAAGAGAGCCTGATTTAATGTCCGAGTTTCTCGCCATCACTGCCGCCGCAATGGCCGACGCTATCGGCTACATGCAAGCGGACACCGTTGTCTATCAAGGCGTGACGGTGTTTGCAGTGGCGAGTGAAAAGGAAAGCCAGACGCTGACCATCGGTGGTTTCGAGTCGCATTTTGCTGGTTCTGCCCGTCTCGAAAAAGCTGGCTTCCCGACTCCTGTAAAGGGCACAAAGCTGACGCTTAACGGCAGGGAGCTGCGCATCGGTGACATTGGCGAGGATCCTATTTCGTGGACGTTGTACCTGGAGGATCCGAGCCGATGATCGACCTGCTAACGTGCGAAGTGATCCGCGACGAGATCGCACCGGACTTCCCCGGCATCTACATCGGGCTTCCGCACGATGGCGAGTCAATCACGCTCCCGTGCGTGTTGCTCGACCTTCGTGGAGACGCGCTTGTTGGAGGCCCGCTGCAACGTGGGGCGCTGACGGTGGCCGCAATGAGCCAGGCAGACGAATCCACGGTGCAACAGCACATTGAGCTAGTGCAGCAAGTGACAGACGCCATCAAAGGTGTCACTGGCGCAGGTTCTGCGGTGCAGGTCTACGGCGTTGTGCCAACAAGCTCAGAGGCTCAAAACACAGAACGGCACTGGGTGACCAATTTGCAATTCACTATGGGCTACGGCCCGCAACCCTAAAAACACATGCCTACCTTTGGAGTAACCAGCACATTTGGAGTCACCGCGCCTACGGGCTTTTTGCAAAGCTCCGAAAAAACACAGGAGTGCGAAACTGCCACAATCAAGGGGCCGGAAGGCAAAGTGGAAGAGGCCAGGCAAAAGCCTAGGAGCAAAACCACAATCACCGTGAGATCCAAGGGCGCCGCCGCACTGGCAACCGTTGTCCCTTCCGCTGCGGACTTCTCCACCTTGACTCTGACCAGCACGAAATTCAACGAAACCAACGACGACTTTCCTACCTCGGAAGTTGTGGGAACTCTTTTTGACTAAACCATATGAGCACTTTCGGAATCACTAAAATCACTGGGGAGTACGTCGAGTCCGTTGATGTCAGCCTGACCGCTGAAGTCAAAGAGCTCATCAAAAAAGACGGAACACATGGTGCCGCTCGAAACGTGGACACCAGCTTTGCGTTTTCTGTGAAGGGCAAGGGCGACCTTCCTTCTGGCGTCGTCATTGGCGGATCCACAGGAGAGCCAACCGGGGTGACTGGAAAGGTGATCGTGACCAAAGTCACTGAAAGCCAGACAAACGAAGACTGGGTGGGCTGGAGCTACGACGGCGTCGCATACCCGAGCGCGTAGGCTCCCTTAACTACCGATTATGTCACACCTTAAGGTTGGGATGCGGATAGACTACATCCGCGATGAAATGCCCCCGCTCAAGTCACCGAATACGGACTTGATCGGGGCGTGGCTTGCAGTTGGGGGGCAATTGCTCGACGAGGAGAACTTCCACGACACCGTGGAAGAAACGAAAGACGGCATCCGCAGGCAGGTTGTCTGGTCGGTAAAAGGGGACGTGCTCGCAGACTGCAATGGCGAGCAGATTAGCTTCCAAGAGTTTCGGCGCCGGTGGTTGTCGGATGAATGGCGGGCGCAAAACCCAAGCCATCTGATTACCACGCTGAAATCGCAGAGGGACTTTACCGTTTCACTTAAGACCTGGCTGCAGACGCAAAAGCCGTGCGCGATCATTCGGAAGGGCAAACGGCACGTTGTCATTCACCCAGACCTACCCGCCGACAAAAAAGAAAAACTCCTCGCAATGCTATGAGCAATTTACTCCTTGGACCTGTTGAAATTGAGGGCATCACACTCCGCCCTTTTACTTTGCGAAGCAGGCTAAACTGCATGGCACTCGGGCTTTCGCTCTTTACAGAAGCAGAAGGCGCCGCTTTGTCGCCGTTGCAAATCGAAGAGCAGATCCTTGCGCTGGCTTGGGAGCGCTCGCAGCCGGTTGCCGCAGTCCGCAAAGCAATTGACGCAGGCACCGCGTGGGACGAGATTCACGGGTTTGCTGACTCTCTGCCGTTGACGGCGCTTCCTAAGCTGGTCTCGGAAATCAACCGCGTAGCTTCCGAAATTAAAGATGCAACGGTGCAGGTGGTGCCAAGGCCGGAAGTTTCAGATAAGGACGCGCCGGGAAACTGATTGGGCCAACGTGGGAAATTGGATTCATTTTCACGCTGGCCGAAAAAACAGGATGGCCCGAAGACACAATACTAGACCTGCCGATGCAACGGGCGCTTGGGTATTACCACGCCGCGTTGTGGAGTGCTGGCGCCTGGACGGTCAAAGAGCAGGCTCCCCCGACAGAGCAACTTTCCAAACTGCTGGCATTTTGCGAAAATGATTTCTCTGAAACTGAATGAAGCTCAGGCCGAGTGGGGAGCCGCAACACTGGCGCGCATTGTCGAAGGTGTGGCGACTGGCGGGCTCGCTTTGCCCGAACTGATGGCAGTTTCATTCGCAGAGTATCTGATGACAGTGCAGGGGCTCACTCCTCCCGCCAAAGGGGCGCGAGTCGTTGGGTCCTTGGATTTAAGCCGGGGCAAAGCTGCAATCAACGTGGACCTCGGGCGCGCATTTGTGGTGGCAACCAAAGGAGTTGCTGGAAGCGTCGGGCTTGGAAAGGCTGAACGGTTCGTTAGCCGCAAAGCCGCTAGACAATTAGCACGAGTCACAACCAGCGCACGCGCTCGGTTTCTTGGACGGGCTGCTGTGGCAAAAGCAAAAAAGGAGATCCTGAGTGCTGCCGACAACGACCCGTTGTCCTGGTACGAGCGCCAGCGCCGCAACGGACGGTTTACGGGCCGCGTCAAAATGGAGATCGACTCCAATGGGCTGGAAAACATCCGCAAAGCACTGCACTCCCGCGTTGGCTATCTCTTAAGTGGCTGGAATGCTGCTGCCGCTCGTTTTCGCACTCCTACGCCAAGCTGGGTTTCTAGCAAAGGCGGACGGGGCACCGTGACCGTTGAACGGTCCTCATCGCGATTAGACATCCGCGCGGGCAACCAGGTTAACTACGCCGGCGACATTGCCGGAATGCAGCGCCGAATCAACACCGCTGGCGAGATCGTTGCCAAACGCATGGAGCGTCGCGCCGCTGCTGCCGCTGAAAAAGCCATGCAAACCCAGATCGACAAATGAGCGCAACCGCACAACTCGCACTTGATGTCCGTGGATTCTTGGCAGGCATGGACCTTGCCAAGCAGGGGATAAACAGCCTGCGGAATGAGTCTGGCAAGGTGGACGAGGGCAACGGCATGGCGCGGCTACAAGTGGCTGCTGTGGGGCTTGCTGCCACTGTCGTCGCACTAGGTGTTGCAATGTACAAAGGTGTAGCGTCCACCATTGAACTTGGGGCGCGACTGGTGGACGTTAGCTACAAGTCCGGGTTGGCCGTGGAAGAGATCATGGCGCTTGAGCGCAGCCTTGATGAGGTGGGCGGAAAAGCAGAGGAAGCCGCACCGGCAACTGATCGTTTCAACCAGGCAATCCAGCAGGCGGCCAACAACACAGGACCGCTGGTAAACATTCTCAAAGACGCTGGGATCTCAATGGAGAGCCTCGCCAAGATGTCGGTTGCCGAACGCATGGCGGCAGTGGGTGACGCCATCCGAGCCATCGCAAACCCGGCACAACAAGCGGAAGCCGCCGTGGCTGCTTTCGGTGCGTCTGGCGTGAAAATGCTGGCAGCACTCGACTCTAAGAACCTCAACAGCGCAACCGCTGCCATGGGATCGCAAGCACAGATCATGCAGGCCAACGCAGGAGTGTTTGCTCGGATCATGCAGCTAATGGGGGCGCAGGGATCCTCGCTCAACAGTTTGGCGGTGGCAGTGAAGGGCAAGTTGCAGGGGCTTTTTACCGGCATCGCCTCGGGCGTGGCTCCGACGGTGCTCAAAATTATGGAAGCCAGCGCAGCGGGCGGAATGAGCCTTGCCGCGTCTATCCGTGCTTTTTCTCCAGCTCTCGAACCGTTGGCGACTTTGGTGGAGTCACTGGTAAACATGGACCTCGCCGGAGTGGGCGCGCAGCTTGGTGCAGGTGCTGCCGCGATTGGCGAGGCGATCATGAACGGTGACGCCATCGAGTTCATTAAGGCGGGTCTGGTTGTGGCAGGGGCAGAGTTTCGTGGCGCACTCTTAAACGCTGCGGAGGCTATTGCAGACGCATTCTCAAAGCTGCAAGAGTTCATGAATATCCCGGCGCTGATTGACCAGTTGAAGTCTGGCATGGTGTCAGCAGGCAACGCGCTTTTAGGAGTCCTTCAGCAGGGGATGGCTTACGTTTTGGGCCAGCTTCGCGAAAGCTCAAAGGTGCTCAAGTTTGCCATTTCGGAAAGCACAGTGACGGGACTTGCAGAGCGTGGCGCTGCTGCTGTGAGTGCTGCGGCCACCGCTGTGGGCGAAGCAGTGGCAAGCGTGCCCAAAGCATTTCTGGAAGGCACACAGGCCGCGCAAGAGGCATCACAAGGGGACATTGCAACAGCCAAAGCGACAATGGCAGAGATCACCGCTCGGGCGACATCCTCGGCAGGACTAACTGCCGAAGCGATGCGTGCTCAGTTTGCCACACCGGCAAAAGGGGAGCAGGCAATCACGATGAAGCCAGCAGCCGCCGAGGCTCCAGTTGGCATGATTGTTTCGAGTCTGGCAAAGATTGGTGGCGATCAGGGCGGATCCCAACAGACGGGGATGCTAGACATTGCCCGCTCGCAATTAATCGCACAGCAGGAGACGGCAAAAAACACTGCCAGAATTGCCGAGAAAATGAAAACCACCAGCGGATCGTCTGACAACGCCGGGAGCATTTATCAATAATGGCCACACTAACACGCACCGAGCTGGGACGCGACGCCCGAGGCAACAAGTACCAGACGAACGTCACCGAGTCGTTTGAGGACATAACTCCCGACGCTTCCGCATCGTCCTGGACGAAAGTACACGCCGACGGCATCTACACGCTGACTGAGATTTACACCGAGGCGGTGCCAGATCCCGGTGGGGGTGGTGGGGACGTTTACCCTGACATCTGGAGCCTCGACATCACGACTGGCAGCGAGCCAATTGAATCGAACACGACGTTCAAAAACTTCATGTCAGAAGCCGAAATGGCAAACTGGACCGCGTGGAAGATGGGCAGGGAAACGGCAACAGATCCCAAAACCTCGACCAATTCAGTGGTGCAGGCCCTCTACAAGCGGTTTAACCGTGGCGAGACGGACTATCTGGCTCCGAGATCTGTTCTGAAGCTGCAGAGAGTTTACACGGCGCCGCCTAGTTTGGCTGGCGTTGGATATGCCAGCGGGACTCCTGATGGGTGCCCTTTCAGCTTTAACTCCGATCTGAACTGGCTTTTCACCGGCGCGCACGCCGTGAAAGAAGGCAATTTGTACCGCGTCACAAAAGAGTGGCTTTCATCTGCCAACGGAAAGTGGGACAGCTACCTGTACGGAGGAGGAAGCTAATGGACTTACCAGACGCACAACGCAGGATGCCGATCTTGGCGGAGCATATCCAAAAGCTCTCGAACGCCATCAAACAGAATCGAATCCGCCCAGGGCTTGGGTATTACCTGAAAGAAACCAACAGTGGAACTTCTTTGGTTTTTCCCGCCTCAATGATCGGTGGCAGCGGAGGAGGAGGAGTTGCCTGCCCTTTTGAAGTGACGGACGCAAGCGAGGGGAACACGCTCAAAGTGCAGATTGGCTGGGGGTTAATTTGGCAAATGCTGCCGACTGGCATGTTTCCCGACAACGACCCGCCGTTGAAAATGACGGTGACGCAAACGTGCTACATATACAGCAAAATCACGTTTAACGTGAATTCGCTGATTCCATCGGCAGTTGCGTTTTCGGTGGAAACTGGCATCACACAAAACACTGCGACAACTCAGTACAACCTGATTGCTAGAGTGTTTGTGGACGAAGCCGCAGAACCCAAAGTAATCAGCAGCATCAGTAACATCTGCCAGCAGCCTTTCCCGAGTCCGTGCAGTTTGGCGCCCGCGTCTACTTAGCATGTCACTGAACGACTTCAACAAGACTGCAAGCCTGCAGATTGGCGTGCAAATTAGTGGCAACGGGCAATTTAGCCCGCTTCAGTCGTCATATGGGACGTTGATGAATTGGACCATCAATGGGCAGATGACCAAAACCACGAAAGAATCAACCGAAACGATTAAACAGCAAACCTGCGGGCAGGGGGTGGTGCCAGGAGACCCTGCATACTTTTTGAGTTTCAACGCGCCGGGCAGCACAGGAAACACTTCTGGAACAATTGACGTTGGCGTGTATCCGCCTCGCAATCCACCGTTTTTGGATGCCAAGCCATTGCAAGGAACATGGACGGTGAACACGTCTCCGGTGCTCAGTGCGGATGGCAAGGTTGATAGTCAAGATGCAACTGGGTATTACGTTGTTAAACGTCCGGTTTCAGTCATCAACATTGATGACCCGATTGTTATTAACCCGCCCATCGACAACCTGAAGCGGGTCTACGAGGGGGATTTGGTCTATGTCTCTGGCGGAAGATGGAACGTGTTTCCGCAATATCGCTTTCCAAAAACGGATAGAACCTTTCAGTGGACACCCAACGAAGACCCAGTGCTGAAGTCTGGCGGGATTGCAGACGACAAGCTCGTCAAGCCTGGCACCATTATGTTGGCGGATTCAACGCACTACATTTCCAAACAGAGCGACAGCTTTGATGGCATGCAGTATTTTTACGAAGGACAAGGAGTGCTGTTTGACGGCCAAGTTTGGAGCAAGCAACTTGACGATCCGCTAGTGTATGAAAATGAAAGCGGCACAAAAGAGTTTCGCAATCTTGATATTAAGTATTACAGCCCTCAACTTTACGAGCGACTGCTAGAAACGGACCACGAGGACAAGGGGCGCATTTTAGGCTATCAGCCGATCAATTACGAAACTCCAATTCCGTTCACGGTGACCCCCCCACCCCCTGAACCAGGACAACAGCCGGGGGAGCCGTACACCATCAACTTTTATTTTTATTGGATGAGCCCACAGCTTGGAATTGTGGACAATGCGATTCCAGCCGCTCCGATTAGATACGACTTCAACGACGCCTGGTCCAAGTATCATTTGGCAAATTTTGAGTGGCTAAAAGCACGACCCAAGATTGGTGCGGCTTTTATTGGCGCAGGCATCATGCTCAAATCAAAACCGGAAGCTGGTCAGGAAGAGGATTTCCTTTACCTGTACATCGACGCTCTTGAGGACGGCAATATCACGACTATCAAGGAAAAGTCACAGGACCCAGAGGGAAACCCGATTGAAAATGAGTTTACGGTGACAACGCAGTTGACCGTTAGCCAATCATGACAACACCGAACTGGATCGTGCAAAAGCGGCTCTCGACCTGCATTAACTGCCAGCAGCAGTCTGGGTGCGTTGCGCGGTGGCAGATCTACGCACCGGCGCCGCAGTGCCCGCTGGGGGCACTGCCATCAGTCTCGGACGAGATCGCAGCCAGGGCATGGCCCTCGGGCGCAGCTCCAGTCTCCGGCTGCTGTGACAGCGCGCAAAATTACTTGTCCCACTACCCTTCTGTGTAATGGTCGCCGTCCAAACATCCTCAACAATCCAGCGTGGGACGGACTGGGATTTCTCTTTCCAACTGCAGGAAAACGGCCCGTGCAGTGCGTATTCCGACCTTACTAACTGGTTTGTGGCTGTGACGCTCAAGACTGCTGCCGGGGTCTCACTGACCACTCCAAGCATACTGCGGGCAACTCCAGAGTCAGTTTCCCTTCGACTCACCAACGCGCAGACCGCCCTTTTCTCCGCGCAATTTGGCGCCGTTTTAACCGTTAACGTCCAGCGGCCAGACGGCTGGGACATCCGGCTAATCGAAGCCCGCGTCACAATATCATGAGCTGCGACAACTCTTGCGGACCCCTAGTGGTCACACTGCTCACCGGCGTCCCCGGCATGCCTGGCACGCTCGGGGCTGTGGTTGGCGATGTGCGCATCGTCACCGAGTCCGGCATCAATACTGCCACCGTTGTCGGGATCCGAGGCAAAGGGGTGGCTGAAGCCGCTCCAGCAGCAGACCAAATTTACCAATTCAATGGCACCGAGTGGGTGCCAGTTAACTACACCGCAGGAACTTACTAAATACGACCATGGCATTCCCAATCATCCCTCTACGCAACGCAATCGCGACAAGCCAATTGGCGCCTCTTGCTGGCTCTATGCAGCTTGCGGAAATTGCTGTAAACACCCAGACTGGCAAGGTCTACATGAAGGCCAACTCGGGCGTGGTCGAAGTGTCTGGCACTCCGAACGCGCTGACGACCAACGACCTGAGCCAGTTGAATGATCCTGGCAAGATTCCGCAGCTTACACTGACCGGGAAAATTGCAATCGACCAGATCCCCAATTTGACCACGGCAGAGATGGGGCCAGCTTTGACCACGGCGCCGGTTGCCGGGCTCATTCCGCAGCTAGGCGTTGACGGTAAGATCCCGTCCACCATGTTGCCTGCTGGCATTGCCGGTGCGCTGACGTACAGAGGCGCTTGGAACGTCAATACCTCGCCGGTTATTGCATCGGGTGGGGTTGTCGGCGCTGGCACAGCAGCAACAGGCGACTACTACATCGCGGCCAACAGCGCGGCTCTTGATCCCGCCATTGACGGGCAGACCTATGTCCAAGCAGGGGACATGATTAGCTACAACGGCACGACTTTCGACTTTATCGACGGCGCGAAATCTGAGGTGCGGTCTGTCAACTCCGTGGCACCAACTGCAGCGGGCAATGTGGTACTGACCCCGGCAGACATCGGCGCACTGAGCACCACGCAGATCACTCAGTTGGCCGAAGCTGGCAAGGTGCCGGAACTCAACGCGCTGGGCCAGATCTCTACAACGCAGTTGCAGATTGCAACCACCGCGCAACTCGGGATCCTGAGCATTGAC